CAGCTCTTGGCCTGATGCCTCTGCTGCCTGAAATCGCCAAAGCCGCCGGCATCGAAACCCTCCCCGCCGTCGTGTCCACCCTAGCCGTCGTAGCCGCTATCCAGCGCATCACCGCTATACCACAAATCGACAAACAAATAAACCAGTGGTTGGGTGCGCCACCGCCCCCAGACCAGGACGTCACAGTGACAAAAAAGGAAGACACAAACACCCATGGATGAAAAACTACAAGCCGCCGATGATGCAGCCATGACCGCCGTCGAGCCCGCTAGTAATCTGCAAATCGCCCACGCTTCCGCCACCGAACGGAAAATTAGTGGCTGCATTCTCCCCTTTGGGGATGCCGGCAACACCACCGCCGGCGAGTTGGTGTTCGCCAACGCCGACGCCATTACCGTGCCGTCTGATATTAGCCGGGTAAAACTATTGGATGGCCATGCCGCCCCTGACGGCACGTGCGTACCAGTAGGTGTCATGACCCACTGCGAAGCCCGGAAAGAAGGGCTGTTCGCAGAGTTTACTATCGGTTCCGGCCCCGCCGGCGACAAAGTCCTGGCCAGTGCCCGCGAGCACATCGTCGACTCATTCAGCATCGAGGCCAAAGGCATTATCCGTGAAGGCGGTGGCCGGAACGTTCGTCGTTCGGTGTTGACGGGTGTGGCGATGGTGCCGTTCCCCGCGTTTTCGAACGCACGTGTGGAGCGTGTGACTGCCCAGGACGCCTCCCAAAAGGAAGAAAAGAAAGAAGAAACCACCACCCAAGCCGGCACCATGCGGGGCCTGGTCACCCCCACCGGTGGGGCCAAAACCGAATCCCGTACTAAGGCCGCCTTGGCTGATGCTATCCAAATCCTGGCCGACGCCGCCGTAGGACGCCGCACCCGCGATAGCGTCTACGCCGAACTGGTCGATATCACCCAAACCGGCATGCTAGACGGTATCCAACCAGAATGGGTCGGCGAACTCTGGAACGGTGTACCATACACCCGTGAAATTGTCAACCTGCTAACAAGCGCAGAACTCAAAGGCCCGAAAGCCGTTGGCTACCGGTGGAAAACCAAGCCAACGATGGCGAAATGGGAGGGCGACAAGAAGCCTATCCATTCCAGCAAGGCCGAGGTGGAGCAGGTCACTGTGGATGCCACCTACTGGGCCGGCGGCAACGACATCGACCGCCGTTTCTGGGATTTCGGACAGACCGAGCTTTTGGCTGCCTACTGGGCTGCCATGGCCGAGTCGTATGCTATCGAGACCGATAAGGACACCGGGGCGTGGCTAGTGACCGAAGCCGCGAAACAACCCGCTATCACTGCCCCTGATGCGCTGCGTGCCGCTACCCGTGGCGCCCTGCAAATCCGAAAGAATGTTCGATGCCCCGCCTCGTTTGTCTTGGTGTCCATTGATGATATCGAATCACTCATGGCCTTCACACGGCTAGACATGCCGGAATACATGAATCTCACCCCGGTGAGTGATCCCAGCACGTGGACCGCCTCTGAGTTCGTCGAAAAAGGGACCATGATTGTTGGCTGCAAGCAGGCCGCGACGTTCTACGAGCTTGGCGGTGGTGCACCTATCCGTGTCGAGGCCGAGAACATCGCCAAAGGCGGCCGCGACATCGCAGGGTTCGGCTACACCGCCCGTATCCTCAACCGGCCAGATGGCCTAGTCAAAGTGAGCATTCAGAAGCCGGTAGGCCCCTAATGGGTGAGATAAACGCCGAGGCGGTGGCCGCCCACCTAGGTGACGCCTCACCCCAAACCCTCACCGAGCTACAGCCCGCCGTTGATGCCGTGAATGCCTGGGTCGGTGGCTTCCACCCTGAAAGTCCTTGGTCGGCGGCTATCCACCTAGGCGCCGTCATGCTAGCTGCCACAATCTACCGGCGCCGAAACACCCCCTCAGGTGTTGAGGTTTTCGGCGACGGGGGCATCGCCCACGTCGCACGTAGCGACCCACATGTGTCCCAACTACTAGGCCTAGGTGGCTGGACCAGGCCACAAGTCGGATAGGCGGCACCCATGAAACCAATGGACCTCCCTAAGCAGTTAGGGCAAATCGCCAAGAAACTCCGTCGTGCCGGCATCCAAGCCACCCTGAGGCCCGACCAAATCCCCGTCCCAGGGGCGTGGGTGATGGTATCCGAAATTGACGCCCAGTTTATTTCCGGCCAGGTGATCGAGGGCGAGTACCAGATAACCCTGGTAGCACGCGACCTTGGTAGCACCAGTGCGCTAGCACAGCTGTGCGAAATGCTGGAACAGGTCGGTACCGTGCTACCGCCCCCCACGAAATGCGATATCACCAATCTGCAGCTCCCCGGCCAAGGCGCTATCTTACCGGCCTTGACACTCACCTACGATTTTTAGAAAGGAAAACCTATGGCAACCGGATATGTAGTTGGCCCCGGAAACCTCATCTTTGGGGAAACCGGCTCCCAACTCGAAATCGGCACCCTGACGAAATCGGCCAAAGTCACCTGGTCAGTCGACCAAGAAGACGACGAGCTGTTCCTTGCCGGTAACATCGAGGCGGGGGAACGGAAGTTTACCGCTACCCTGTCTGTTACCGCACGTCAGGAGCTGCAAAAGGACGGTATTGTCGATTGGTCATGGAAAAACCGCGGCAAGGAAATGCCCTTCCAGTTCGTGCCCGATAGCACCGCCGAAGGTCAGGTATCCGGCCGAGTCGTCGTGACCCCGATTGATTTAGGCGGTGAGGTCGGCAAGAAACCGACCTCCGATTTTGAATGGAAATGCGTTGGCCACCCAACGTACACCCCACCGAATAAATAGGCAAAATGGATAATTCCGGGTTTTTCAGTGTCTCTGGCCATGCCCATGGCATGCGTGAACTCCGCCGTGAGCTCCGCCGTGCCGGCGGTGACATGGGTGAGCTCAAAGACGCTAACCGCGCTGCCGCCCAGATCGTTATTCCGGTGGCCATGGCCATGGCGCCGAAACGGACTATGGCACTCACAGAGTCAATCCGTGTCGGCGCCACCCAGCGCGCTGGTATCGTGCGCGCCGGCAAAAAATTAGTGCCCTATGCTGGGCCAATCCACTGGGGGTGGCCGGCCCGCGGTATCGAGCCGCACCCGTGGATTAGCGAAGCCGCCCAAAAGACCGAAGAAGCCTGGCAAGTCGCCTATCAAGCGCACATCGAAAAAATCCTCCGAAAACTCGACCGAAAGTTTTAAACCCGTGAAAATCATTGTTTATCCAGTTCAGGGCGAAAAATTCACAGTTTCCACCATCCTGTCCGACCAAGTGGCTTACGAGAACACCGCACGAACCCGCCAATGGGGAAGCATTCAGGAGTCGCCGATGCGTGCCGCCGCCTTCCTGTCATGGAAAGCAGCTGTCCGAACCGGCAAGTTCGAAGGCACATTCGAAGACTGGTGTGACAACGTGTATGACGCCACCATTGATACTCAGGATTTCCTGGGTGGTGATACCACCCCTACCCAGACGGAACCGCCCACCGGTTCATTGCCTATCTCAGCATACTGACCCACATCCCCCCCAGCGCCCTGCTGCAAGAGGACGACCAGATGTTATTAACTATGGTTGACGTGCTAGAAGAGCTACACAGTAAGGAGTAACTTTCCGTGGCTAAGACGGCTGTGCTATCCGTGCGCATCGTCAGCGAAGCGGCCGGCAACGGCTTTAAAAAGGCTGCCGACGATGTCGGCCACTTTGGTGCCGAGTTCACGAAGCTTACAGCGATTAGCACGTCTGTTGCCTCTGGCCTTGCTATTGCCGGTGGCGCTATCGGCCAAGTAGCGGCCGGAGCCACTGCCCTGGCTGCGGTGGCCGGCCCCGCTCTAGGTGCCGTCATGCTAGGCGTTGACGGCATCAAAGAAGCCGCCCAAGGCCTTTCTGAGCCGTTCGACCAGCTGAAAGAAGCGGTGAGTGGCGAGTTCGCTAGTGCGTTGGAAGGCCCGTTCGAGCGCCTAGGTGGGCTTATGGGGGAGCTACAGGAACCCCTGGCCGGCCTGGGTGGGGCGGTCGGCAATTTGATGGGTGGCATGGTCGAAACCATTGCCGACAACCAGGGTGAGCTGGAAAAACTTATTGCTGCCTCTGGTCAATTCACCGAGGCGTTGGGCCCCGGCATGAACACCCTGCTAGAAGGAGTCCTGTCTATCGGTACCGGCCTTGATGGGGTGGCCGGCACATTCGGTGAAGCATTCGGCGGCGTACTTACCACCCTAGGCGAGAAATTCAGCGAATACGCTTCTACCGGCGCCACTACTGTGCTCATTGAGGGCATGAGCCAAGCCCTACAGGGCTTGTCGAATCTTATAGGGCCCCTGCTTGACCTAGTAGTCGAGCTAGGCATTGCCTTGGGGCCTTCTTTCGGTGGCATTTTCAGCGCCCTAGGCGTTGCTGTTGAGGGCCTGATAGGTCCGTTTTCCACTATCGCCCAGGTGGCGGGTGAAGCACTGGTCGAGGCCCTCAACATCTTGGCGCCCATGTTTGGGCCGGTCGCCCAGGCTATTGCTGACCTGGTGGTAGCCGTCGCCCCCCTGCTGGGGCCTCTGGCTGAGGTTGTCGCCCTCATCGGCACCGCCCTAGCCGAAGCCGTGTCCGCCGTCGCCCCACTAGTCGGCGATATCGCCGGCCTTCTCGGTGATGTATTGCGTATGGCCATAGAAGCCGTCACCCCGATTATCCCCACCATCATCGAGGCTATCGGTATCCTAGCTGACACCGGCCGAATGTTGATTCCAGTGATTGGGGAAATAGCGCAATTCCTATTCCCCGCCCTGGGCCAAATCCTCGAAGCCGTCGCCCCCCTGCTGCCTGAGCTAGCTAAGCTCTTCATGCAGCTGGTTGAGGCCTGCCTGCCACTGATACCGCCGATAATGAAAGTCGCCGAAGCCCTGCTACCGGCACTTATTCGTATCATTCAGGCGATACTGCCCATCCTTCTTCAAATAGCCGGGTATTTCATCAAACTAGTTGAAGCCGTCACCCCGCTGCTTCCGCCCCTGGCCGATTTGATCGTTGACCTTTTGCCGCCAATTGTTGAGCTTTTCGAGGCCATGGCACCCGCCACCAGCGCCCTGATAGGTATCATCGCTAAGCTAGCCATTGGCCTAGCCAAAGGCCTAGTGGACGCCGTGCTCAAGGTCAGTAAACACCTAGGGTGGCTCAAAGACCTGTTTGTCGGGTTGATCGAGAAAATCAAATCCGCGTTTGAGTGGATCACAGATTTCTTGAATGCCGCTGGTGGGATTGGGGGTATCGGCGGGGGTGACGGCGGTGGCGGGTTCTTCGCCGCTGGTGGCGGTGGTGGCGTCGTCATGGCCTCAATCAACGCCGCCACCGGTGGCTTCGCCGCCGCCGGCACCTTCCGACTCCCCAACCTCCAGCCGGGTGGAACCACCCAAGTGACGTTCCACATCACCATCAACGGCCCCATTGACAGTGTGGAAACCGGCCGCGAAATCCGCCGAATCCTCGATGAATACGACGCGAAAATGAGGCGATAATGGCTATAGGAGACAACCTGAACATTCAGGTCAGAAATGCGGAATGGGACTATGTTTATTACACGTCATTTATCCTAGATGGTTTAACGATTCACTGGGGGCGCGAGAATTTTTACAAGCCGCCCAGTAACCGGACATTATCTATGGGTATTTCGCTACCCAAAAAATTTATGTCCGACACCCTTTTACACTGGGTAAATTCAGAAATCATTATCTCATCAAAAAACCCGAATATCGTCATATTTCAGGGTTTTATTGATACGGTAAAAGGCTTTTACCAGGACTATTCCAATTTGCATGACCGCCATACACTCCAGATCGAGGCCACAGAATCCCCAACCTGGTCAGTCGCATTCACTAATCAGGTAAAATACTCCGCTACTTACCGGGACTATAACGCGCGATATAAAGCGGCAAAAAATAATTTAGGAGACTTCATATACTATCACGGAAATGACGCCTATTTAGCAATGCCGAAAGAAGCGACGCTTACGGTAAAACAACTAGCCGAATCATTGGTGTGGCATCCTGGCGCCTGGCCGGTCTGGTGCCCCGACTGGAAACGTCTGGCATCCACCCTGTATAGCCTAGATAACCCGACGGGAGGATCCCCGTGGGTGCTCCCAGCCGACAAGGTGATTGATCTTTCCCCCACCTATCTTTTCAATGAATCAAACTCCCCCTCAACAATCCTATACACCGCTGGGGGGATTTTCGGCGAAGAAAAAGAAGAAAAAGCCGGCTACGATATCCGCAGACACCGCGATACCGATAAAGGAAACACGGTTATTTTGGATACGCCTTATTGCCCTAATACGGGGGGGATAAGTGGCATGGCTAGAAGCCATGCAGCGGTAGCGCTACTCCAGCCTGGTGGGCCCCGAAAAATGCGGGTAGACACCCGCCGCCTCCCCGGTATCATCAATGATCTTAACCTTTGGGAATGCTGGGAAGTCCCAGGTAGGCAAATCAAAATCAATGGTGACAGACTATCAGCAGATATTTGGGGGGTTAGCCAAACTATCCAAGACTACTATCCCATCGGTGGCACATTGACTATTTATCCCAACTATGTGACACATGATTTTTACTGCGCCTGGGGCAACCGCACCGCGACCACCCCCACGCCGCCACCACCAACGCCGCCGATACCCCCACTACCCCGTTTTTCTAGGCGATTCACTACGGCTACCACCACATGGAGCAAAACCACAACCAAATGGAAGGACACATAAATGGCTACTATGGATCCCCAAGGCGTCATTTTTCTGGATGCTGATGGCAGTGACGAAGTAAAAAACTATCCGGCATTGCAACGCAGCAATGCTTCTAAGCTTTCGCGGCTTTTGCTTCTGACTTACGGTGGTTTTACCATCAATAATAGTTTTCCCGAGACTTACGGTAAATTCTATCGAGCAGGAAGAATCGCAACACTCACGATGCTGTTTAAAACCGGCGATTTCACCCAACAACCAGAAATTTTCCCCAAAAAACTAGCTGGCCCGAGCGCATACCCAAAGGCAACGCTTTACTCGACATTGAACGGCGCCACCAATGATGGTAGGCCTGTGGCTATTATCGTGAAACTCACCACTGATGGAATACTGACACGCCTCGAAGAAACACCACTTGTCCAAAATTCTACTTACGCCGGCACTCTTACCTGGGTAACCGGGCCGATACCTGACTCAGACCTAAGCTGAAATCTCCCACGCCGCCGAAGCCGCCGCCCTCACCGCATCCTCCGACACCGCCACATACACCTGAGTAGTCGCCACCGACGAATGCCCCAAAAGCTCTTGAACAGCACGGATATCATGACTTTTCTGATAAGTGACCGTAGCATAACGGTGGCGCAACTTATGAGCCGTCCATTCCGGCGGTAGCGCCCTGCTCACCCGTTTTCCCAACCACTCTGGGCAAATATGGCTATTAGACCTCCCCGGAAAAACCCAACCGCCTGCGGCCTGAATCGCTTTTGCTAGATGCGGGGGGCATGGTATTAGCCTCACATGCCCGCCCTTTCCCCTCACGCGAAGCATAAAACCGCTACCGGCGGCCTGAATGTCTCTTGAATGAAGAGAAGCGCACTCCGCTCTTCGTAAGCCACACATGGCCATAAGCTCGATAGCTAATCGAATTTTCATTGATGATGTGGTAGCCATAGCCTTTGTGATGACTTCATCTGGTACAGGCTTAGGCACAGCCTTGGGGCGACGAATTTTTGGGAGTTTCGCTGTGATGTCAGACTTGCAGTAGCCCTCTTGTATGCACCATTGCCAAAAAAGACGAAACGATGCTTGCACACTTTCCCGGGTTGATGGCATCCACTGGTGCTCAGCTAGCCACTGCTTGAGGTCATTTAACGTAATTTCCCCAACAGGCTTTTTGATAGCAGATAGTAGCCGCCGTATATGGGAAACACGTAAACTAACAGTTGCTATCGCTCTTCCTGATTCGGCTAGTTCCCTTTGCCATTTATAAAGAATCGCAATCATGCTATCCATATCGAACACTGTTATCAAAATGTTACAATTAGGCGACATTTCCTAAATGATGTGAT